GAAGGCGTCGGGCGGCGCGAATGGCGCGAGCGCGGCGGCGAAGGCGGGGTGCAGGTTGTTCATCTCCATCTCCTTAATCGAGCGTGCTGTAACCACGGCCAGACATGCAGCGAACAACCACGGCGCGTTGATTGGCCTCGCCTGCGCCAGCTCCTTGCAGCCCACCAGCAACAGCGCCTGCAGCCGCCCAGCGGCCATTGCCACCTCCGCCCAGGATGGCGCTCAGCACGCCCATGACGATTGCGCCGCCAACCGCGCCCGCGACAGCGCCGTCACCCGCGCCTGCCGCGCGCTGGGCGTACTGCTGGCACTCGGCCAGGTCTTGCTCGTACACGCCGATGCGATGGCCGGTATCAACCATGGGCGCGTAATTCGCACCGCCTGGTGCGGTGGCGCAGCCGGCAAGCAGCGCTGCTGCGAGCGCGGCTGCTACAGCTTTGGTGCTGTTGCTCATGCTGCACCGCCTTTTGCCTTGGTGATTGCAGCGCGGGCCGCACCGATGGCGGCGTCGGTAACGTCGTTGCGGTGCGCTGGCAGATAGCCGATCAAGGCCATATATGCCGTTTCCAACGCTGCAAGCAACTCAGGTGCGGCGGCGATCAGGCGGGCGTTGGCTGGCGTTTCAGCGTCGATGCAGATGTTCGGCGTATCGCCGCAGCGCGCGCCGTGCTCGTCAAACCAAACGCGCTTATCGTGGACGGTGGTGCCGCTGGGTGCGACAAACCAAGGGCCAGGCGTGTGTGCTGCTTTCTGTTCCATCCTGTCTCTCCTGTTGGCCGCCCGGTGTGGGTGGCGATGGGGAGAGTATCACCCAAGTGATTGATTGCGTCAACACTTGAGTGATTGTTTTTTGTAATAGCGTCTTAGTCGCCCACAAGTCAAATCTATCACTGCGGTGTTGACATTGGCAATCACTTGAGAAATAATCGGTTGCATGAGTCCACTAGACAAAGCAATCGACTTGTGCGGCGGCGTCGGCAAGCTGGCGGCGGCGATTGGCATTTCGCAATCAGCCGTCAGCAACTGGCGAGCCAGAGGCACGTCGCCCGAGCCGGTGAACTGCGTCGCCATTGAGCAGGCGACTGATGGCGCCGTCACCCGCAAAGACCTGCGCCCGTCCGACTGGCACCTGATCTGGCCTGAACTCGCCCAGCCAACGGAGGCGGCGTAAATGATTCTCCTCCGCCATGCCAAGCGAATCGCCCACGACTCTGGGCGCGGCATGGGTTTGCCCGGCTTGTACAGCGGGTCTTTATATTCTGCGCGTAGCGTGCGCAAAGCGATGGGGCCGCTTGAGTCCCCAAAAAGCGAAAACCCGCTGCGCAAACAGCGGGCTTTCTAACCAAACGAGCCATTGAAAGGGAATGACTGTGGCTGATGTGATTTTAACGGAGCGACCGCTGTCCTACAAAGACTTCATCCTGTCGAAGTCTCATTCTGGCGGGGATCATGGGTTCAAGCCCATTTCCTTGCCGCAGGTTCTTTTCGACTTCCAGGCCGCGATGGTGGAATGGGCCTTGCGCAAGGGCAGGGCTGCGCTGTTCGAGGACTGTGGTCTTGGCAAGACCGTACAGGAGCTGGTGTGGGCTGATAACGTGGTGCGCAAGACGAATGGACGTGTCCTGTTCTGTGCGCCGCTGGCAGTGGCATTCCAGGTCGCACGCGAGGCGGATAAGTTCGGCGTGGAGGTGACTCTCTGCCGTGACGGGGACATCGGCGGCGCTGGTATCTACATCACAAATTACGAGCGACTGTCGCTGTTCAACCCGGCCGACTTTGACGGCATGGTGTGCGACGAATCGAGCATCCTGAAGAGCTTCGATGGTGCGACCAAGACCGCCATAACGACATTCATGCGCAAGCTGCCCTATCGCTTGCTGGCGACGGCCACGGCAGCGCCGAATGACTATATCGAGCTGGGCACATCGTCCGAAGCCTTGGGGCACCTGGGCTACATGGACATGCTCAATCGTTTCTTTAAGAACGATATGAACAACTCCGCTACAGGCCGGACGCGTGGCGAGGTCATCAAGTGGCGCCTCAAGGGGCACGCTGAAGAGCCTTTCTGGCGCTGGGTTGCATCGTGGTCACGCGCGATGCGCAAGCCGTCTGACGTGGGCTTTGACGATACGCGCTTTGAACTGCCGCCCCTGATCGAGCGTGAGCATGTGGTGTCGGCTGAGAACATTGCCGAAGGAATGCTGTTTGAGCTGCCTGCTGTTGGCTTGAAGGAGCAACGCGAGGAACGTCGCCGCACCCTGGGTGAGCGTTGCGATCAGGCAGCCAGATTGGTCAACGGAACTGGTGAACCAGCCATCGTCTGGTGCGAGCTGAACGACGAAGGCAACCTGCTGGAAAAACTGATTCCCGACGCCGTGCAAGTCAGCGGCGCAGACAGTGACGACGCGAAAGAGGAAAAGCTTCTCGCCTTCGCTGATGGGCAGGCCCGCGTTCTCATCACCAAGCCAAAGATTGGCGCATGGGGCTTGAACTTCCAGCACTGCGCGCACATGACGTTCTTCCCTTCGCACAGCTACGAGCAGACCTATCAGGCCATCCGCAGGTGCTGGCGATTCGGCCAGACCCGACCTGTGACGGTGGATTACGTCACCACGGAAGGCGGGCGCGGAATCATGCGCAACTTCCAGCGCAAGTCTGAAAAGGCGGATGCCATGTTCGCCAATCTCGTTGCCCACCAAAACGCGGCCTTGGCTATCGAGCGTGCCAGCGCCTTCACCAAGCAAATGGAGGTGCCGACATGGCTGATGTGAATGACGTGTTCGATCAATTCATCGCCGACCGCTGCGCGCTGTTCAACGGCGACTGCATTCAAGGGATGCAGAAGCTGCCCAGCGGCTCCGTGCATTTCACCGTGTACTCGCCGCCGTTCGGAGGCCTTTATCACTATTCCAGCAACGACCGCGACCTGTCCAATTGCTCGGACTACGACGAGTTTTTGAAGCATTACGAGTTTGTCGTCGCAGAGAAAGCCCGCATCACCATGCCGGGCCGGATGACAGCGGTTCACTGTATGGATGTCCCGCGCTCCAACTCCGGCACGGACAGCTATATCGATTTCCCCGGCGACATCATCCGTCTGCACGAAAAGCACGGCTGGAAGTACGCCGGTCGGCACATGATCTGGAAAGAGCCGCTAGAGGTTCGCCTGCGCACCATGCAGAAAAACCTAGCCCACGCGGCGCTGTGTGCTGACAGTATTGATGCGGGTATTGCCAGCGGTGATTACTTGCTGCTGTTCCGCAATGCCGGTGCCAATCCGATCCCCGTACAGCACCCGGTCGGCATGTTGGAGTACGCGGGCGAGCGTGTCCCGCCTTCCGACATTCTCACGTACCGTGGCTGGAAGGGCAAGCAGACCGAGAACAAGTTTTCTCATTGGATCTGGCGTCAGTACGCCGATTGCATGTGGGATGACATCCGGTTCAACCATGTCTTGCCCTACCGCGAGGCGCGGGACTCCGAGGATGAAAAGCACGTTCACCCGCTTCAGCTGGACGTAATCGAGCGTTGCGTCACGTTGCGCACCAATCCCGGCGAAACCGTCCTGACGCCTTTCATGGGTGTCGGCAGTGAGGTTTATATCCCCGTCATGCTGGGCCGCAAGGGCATCGGCTTTGAGCTGAAGCCGAGCTATTTCCGGCAGGCGGTCAAGAACGTGCAGGCCGCGCTAGATGGCATTCGCTTTGACGACATGCAGACCGCCGATCTTTTTGATGAAGAGGTGGCCGCATGACGACCTGGCCCGGCACATCCATCCCCAAGTCAACACGCAACGCATAGGGATAACAAAGGATGGCTTGGCTCAAGTTCGATACCGCGACTCCGGAGAAGCCGGAGATCATGGCCATCACGCTGGCGCTCGGCTTTGACGATCCTGACCTCACGGTTGGGAAGCTGCTCAAAGTCTGGCGCTGGTTCGACCAGCACTCTGTTGACGGTAACGCTCGCGGCGTTACCGCAGCGTTACTTGACCGTGTGATTGGCGTTAGCGGAATGTGCGCCGCCATGTCGAATGTCGGCTGGCTAGACATTGAGGAAGGCGGGTTGTCGCTTCCGAACTTTGAACGTCACAACGGCAAAACGGCCAAGGATCGCGCCCTAACCGCGCAGCGTGTGGCCAAGAGCAGGGCTAAGACAGAAGCGGTCGATTCCACTAACGCCACGGGTAACGACCAAGGTAACGCTGCCATCGTTACCGGAGCGTTACCTAGAGAAGAGAAGAGAAGAGAAGACTCTTCTTCACTACGTTCAGAAGAGCTTGGCGCGCCTGCGCCGCGCAAGCCGCGAGCCACACGCAAATGCCCGGATGGCTTCGACGTCACCGACGCACTGCGGGACTGGGCGACAGAAAACGCCAGCGGCGTAGACCTCGCCCGCGAGACCGACAAGTTCCGGGACTACACCTTCAAAACCGCGCACACCGACTGGGCCGGAGCGTGGCGGAACTGGATGCGCCGAGCTGCCGAGAACGCTCGACCGCCAAGCCGCGCCAGCCCGCCACAGCCAAAGCACGCTGCCGCCGCCCGCGCCATCTTTGGCGCGCCATCACCGGAGTTCATCGATGTCTGAAAACCTGCATTCCGTCGCCATCGCGGCTGTCCGCGCAACTGGCAAACCGCAACCCAGCGGAGATGCTGCCGACGCGGTGTTTCGTGCCATGCATGGCTTTTACGGTCAGCTTTGGCTGTCGAAATTCGCCACTGGCCAGGCTGGCGCTGACGGCTCCGACACAGGCGTCGTGAGCGCGAAAGCGATTTGGGCACACGGCCTGCGCGACTTCGATTCGGGCGTCGTCAAGCTGGCGCTGCGGCAGTGCCTGGAGCGCCATCCAGACTTTCCGCCCAGTCTGCCGCAGTTTTTAGCGCTGTGCCGTGCCAATGCCCCGCGCGAAGTGTTCAAAGCCTTGCCCATGTCGGCGGAGCTGTACGCCGAGCGCAGCAAGGAGGCGCGCGAAAAGTTGCGCGAGTTGCGCGAGCGCATTCAGCCGGTGGCCCGTGCTACCGGCGGGCTGGCGCTGCTGTTCGAGGCCATTGCCGACGCGGTGAAGTGCGCGGGCGGCGACGAAATCGCCGCGCTGCGTCGGCTGGATGGGATGGTGAAGCCATGAGCCGCACCGAAGCACTCCGCAAGCTGATCGCCCTGGAGCCGATCACGCTGGGCAAGATTCACGCCGTCTGCGGCTGGCCTGCCGTTGATGTGGACAAGGCGCTTGACGAACTGCTGCGCGCCGGCCTGGTGACGTTCAAGCACTACGGGTTTCACCGCTGGTATGTCGCCAAGTGACGCCATGCGACACCCATGCCGACTGGATAGCCACCGAGGCCCGCAAGCCGGGACTGTGGCAATGGGCGCGGGACTACGGGCGCGAGTGCGAAGCCGACGAATCTGGCGTCTATGCCGGGCTGGTGGACAAGGTTCGTGCATTACTGGCTGGCTTTCGGCCAGCGCCCGAGGAAGCGAAGGAATGGCACATCGATTTGAGCCTGGAAGAGCGCATTGCGCTGGCCGGGCGGGAAAGACAAGGGCTGAGGAAAGCAAGGGATGAATACGGAGCTGTTGAAGAAAATCGAAAGCCGGTGCGAGGAAGTCGGCGATTGCCTTGAGTGGCAGGGCCACGTTTCATCGGGCGGTTCACCTCGGATATGGCATGAAGGCAAGACGCAATCGGCTCGAAAGCTGATGCTGAAGGCGCACGGGAAACCCTGCGACGTGCCGCCCAAGCACAAGCTGATGACGACCTGCGAGAACCCGCGATGCGTCCATCCGTCGCATCTTGTCATCGCGCCCATGGCGAAGTTCGTCCGGGTTCGTTTGGTGGCGAACACCAATCACCAGATTCGCGCGGCCAAGATTGCCAAGGCCCGGCGAAAAAGCGCCAAGCTGACCGCCGATGACGTGGCTGCCATTCGCGCCAGCGATGAAGCCGACCACATCCTGGCCGAACGCTATGGGGTGAGCCGATCGCATGTGAGCGGCATTCAGGCCCGCACCAAGTGGCGCGATCACTCCGTGTCGCCGTGGGCTGGAATGGGTGCGCGATGAACTGCCCCAAGTGCGACAAACCCATGAAACGCGGCTCCGTCGCTGACGTGCGATGGAGGAAGGGCTACGTGTACCGCCGCCGTGAATGCGGGTACTGCGGGCATCGGGTCACGACTGAGGAGCGAATTGTGGAGGCGAAGCGGTGACTGAAGACACCATGAAACCCTACGTCATCGTTGCCATCGTCCATTCAGTGGGCGACAGGCAGTACGTGAGCGAAGAAGAGGCGCGAATCGATGCCATGGAACGTGCGGAGCAAACCGGCCACAGCTACAAGGTGGTGAGGGTGTGCGGGACGGCTGTTTGCCACAAGAAGGCGGAATGGAAGGGGATCGAGTGATGCGCTACCTGTCCGTCTGCTCCGGCATCGAAGCAGCCAGCGCCGCATGGATGCCGCTGGGCTGGCGCCCCGTAGCCTTCTCAGAAATCGAGCCGTTCCCCACAAGTGTGCTGGCGCACCACCACCCAGGCGTCCCGAACTGGGGCGATATGACCAAGTACAAGGAGTGGCCCGATGAGCCAATTGACCTTCTTTGCGGAGGAACCCCCTGCCAGTCTTTCAGCGTCGCCGGACTCCGAAAGGGACTGGCAGACCCGCGTGGCAACCTCATGCTCACCTTTGGTGCCATTGCTGCACGCTACCGCCCCCGCTGGCTGGTTTGGGAGAACGTCCCCGGTGTCCTGTCATCAAACGGCGGACGGGACTTTGGAACCTTCCTCGGGATGCTGGGCCAACTCGGGTATGGGTTCGCCTACCGGGTTCTGGACGCTCAGTACGTCCGAGTGGAATCACACCCTCGCGCCGTCCCTCAGCGACGACGGCGTGTGTTCGTTGTCGGACATTCTGGAGGGCAGTGGCACCGTGCCGCAGCGGTACTTTTTGAGCGCGAGAGCCTGTGCGGGCATCCTGCGCCGCGCCGAGAAGCGGGGCAAGTCGCTCCCACCATCCCTGCACGCAGCACTGCAGGCGGTGGCCTTGGCACAGACTTCGACCTCGATGGCGGCGTAATCGAGTCATTCGCCATCCAGGCTGGGGCTCTACGCACCAATCCGGCCAGTGGCCCCGATGGCGTTGGCGTGCAAGCCGATCACGCCTACACGCTGGAGGCGCGGGCTGAAGTGCAAGCAGTGGCCGTGGCCCTGCGTGGACGCGAAGGCGGGGCGACAGCAGAGTTAGGCGACGAGGTGCAGAACTGCCTGCGGGCCAGTAGCGGCGGAGGGGATAAGCCGTATGTGCTGTGTGAAACCTTGTATAATAAAGGCTTAAACCACGGAGGTCTTTATGCCAGCACACAAGAAACCCACGCCGGAAAGATTTTGCGAGCACTGCGGGAAGCAGTTGGAGAGGAAGCGTTTGCCCAATGGGGACTTGGAATACTTGATTCACTTCAATCGCCGGAAATTCTGCGACAGGCACTGCATGGCCTCAGCATTCGACCAGCGGCATTCTCCAGAAGTTGGGTGGTCCACTGCGCACTATCACGCTCGGAAAATGGTTCCGGCTGGCTGCTGCAATCGTTGCGGGAAGCCGGATGCGAGCGATGTGCATCACAAGGATGGGAACCATCTGAACAACTTGCTGGAAAACTTGGAGCGTATCTGTCGGAGTTGTCACAGCCGGGAGCACAAGCAAGCCGTTTCATGCGTGATTTGTGGTGGGCCGCACAAGGGCCTGGGCTACTGCGAGAAGCACTATCAGCGGTTCAAGAAGTGGGGCGACCCACTCATGGTCAAAGAAAACCAGTTCACGCCGGCGCGGAGGGATTCGGAGCCGCTGGAGCAGAAGGTTTGCAAGGTGCCGGACTGTACAGGGAAATACCACGCGATGGGGTATTGCAGCAAGCATGCGCAGCAAGCGAGGCGGGGGACTCTGGGGGTTCAGCAACTGAGCAAGAGCGAGGCGGCCAAAGCAGGCTGGGCCAAACGCCGTTTGCGGTCAGAAGATTGACCTGTGAGGAGGCGGAGTTTTTACAGGGGTTCCCCCGCGGCTACACGGCCATCCCCTGGCGCGGCAAGCCTCCCGAGCAGTGCCCGGACGGGCCAAGGTATAAAAGTTTGGGTAACTCTTGGGCCATCAATTGCGCGCGCTGGATTGGCGAGCGCATCGAGGCCGTGGAGGCCATCGCTCAACAAAAAGTTGAGGCCGCATGAAAAAGTGCCGCGTCTGCCGCCAGCCATTCGAGCCGCGTCAGCCCATGCAAGCAGTTTGCGGTGTGGCATGCGCAAAGGAACTCGCCGCCTCGATTCGTGGCAAGGCTGAAAAGCAAGCCGCCATCAAGCAACGCAAGGCAGACCGTGAGCGCAAGGAAAAGCTGAAAAGCCGCTCTGAGCTGGCACGCGAGGCACAAGCCGCATTCAACGCCTGGGTGCGCCTACGCGACGCTGACAAGCCCTGCATATCGTGCGGGAGGCACCACGAAGGGCAATACCACGCAGGGCATTACCTGAGCGTGGGTGCACGGCCGGAACTTCGCTATGAGCCGATCAATGTTTGGAAACAATGCGCGCCCTGTAATACCCATTTGTCAGGGAACGCGGTTTTGTTCCGCCAGGCGCTGGTGCGTGAGATTGGACTGGATCGCGTCGAGTGGCTTGAGGGGCCGCACCAGGCGAAGAAATACACCGCTGACGAACTGCGGGCCATCCGGGATTTGTATCGCGCGAAGCTGCGCGAGCTGGTGAAGGAGCGGGCCAATGTCTGAGCACTTCACCGCCCGCCTATACGAGCCCACACAAGCCCACGGCGCCCTGCGCCAGGCGTGGGAGCAGTACATCAAGCCGCTG